CTTCCTGGACTTCTTGTTAGCGATGTTACTATAAATTTCTTTCCACTAAACGATTCTGCAAAAGGAGCAACAAGTTGATTGCTGTGATTAAACTCACAAATATCTCCTACTTCCATTAAGTAGAAGTGCGAGTTGCCACTATCTCCAGGATTTATTATTTCTGTTTCTACCAATAATTTTGGATTACCTTCTATTGCATTATAATAATTAGCATAACCATCATTTTTATTTCCTGCTCCCATATTTCTATTAGAAGCCGATATAGTTTGTCCTTCTTCTCCATTAACAATATTACCATTTAATATTTCAAGTTCCTCAGTTGCTATGTTTTCATCGCTTTGTACATTATATTTAGTTCTCGGATCGTTTGTTGTGTCCGTACATTCTGCTTCAAACAACAATTCATCATTGATAGGATTTCTGGTGTGCTTTATAACTCTTTTAGTAATAAGTGAATCAAAGTCAGTCAAAGATATTTTAGTTCCTTTTATATCATCTTTGCTAATAGTATGATTTACTGATGGACTATCTACTAAGAATATATATTGTGGCGTTCCATCGTTAGCTTTAAATCTAAATATAAACCCACCTTCTTTTTGTGTTTGCTCTAACACTTTTAACAATTCTTTTTGTTTGTGTAAATAATAAAATACTGTCCAATTAGCTCTTGCTGTATTTAAAGCAGAGTAGTTTTCAGGTGTATCTGTTATACCTGCAAACCTACGAATTAAATCTCTGTGCATTTGCACTACATTTGTTACTACATTACCAGCATTAAACGATTGGTCTAATCCATCTGCTCCAGTATATAATTTTTTAATTCCAGTAACTGCACTTGAATTTGCAAGATTGTCTGTGTCTGTAATTTTGGTGGTTATTTCTAAATAAAAATCAAAAGCGTCAATAGTTACGCTACCAGCACTATCATTATTATCTTCTACATTGTGAGTTATTAAAAATTCTATTTCTACATCATCTGGTATTTGTCCATTAGCATTAGAAAATGTTCCTGTGCTTAATAAGTCTATTGCAGAAGAATATGCAGCAGTTCTATTACCAGTTTCATTAGTTATTGCAACTGTGTTAGTAGAGCCAGTATATGTTGGCTTGACTCTTAAAGTAGAAACAATAGCACCACCACTATTTTCTGAGTGACTGGAAACTCCCCATTTTACATATAATTTACACTCTTGTATTTCGTGTTCTTCTTTTGCTATATCACTAATTTTAAATTTAAAACTATCTGTACCATCACCTTGTGGTGCAGTAAAACTCCAAGTAGAAGAAGTTGCTGCGTCATTATCAGAAAAGTTTCCTGTGTTAGATGGAGTACCTGTAGTAGGAGCAGTTATAGTTATATTTTGTATAGGACGAATTAAATAACTTCTCTCTAAATCTAAATCTGTAAACAATACATTTCTATTCGTATCGTTTGTTGCACCTTCATAATCATCAAAAGAACTATTTTGCACATCGTCCATTGGAACAAATACTGGAAAACCATCAGAACTATATAAATCTTTTATAGGATAATGCAATCTACCGTCAGATACTGCTTCGTGTACTAAGCAATTATATTGTCCATTGTTCAAACTATCTACCATAACTGGAAATACTTTTGCTGGACTATATTGCATTAATTGTGGACTGCTTACCGTAGATGTTTGTGGCGTTCCAGATCCATAAAGTATAGGAAAAAAATTACCTGCACTACTTGTATATTCTGGTATTTTTAAAAAGTCTATTGGTGTTCTTGCAGATATTTCTATGTTTACTATATCTTGGTTTGTAATGCTTACGGCTTTTAATCTACCTGTGTAGATTGTATTTTCATAACCACCAACCCTTGATTTAACAACAACATCTCTGTTTATATATCTTCTTGCACCACCATAAATTTCTGCTGCTAATGTTGCGTTGCTGTGATTGTCTAATGTTCCATTAACACAACTAATAGATATATTACCATTTTTAGAAGTAGATGCAACCAAGTCAATACTTTCTCGTATTGTAGGTGTGCTTGTTATAAATCCGTGATATTTGTCATTGCTAACAGCTCCTGGAACTACTTCTGCCGTAGCTAATCTAATAACTTGATTTACATTAAAGCTACTTGCATTGTAATTGTGATTTCGTAATTCAAAAATCCACTCTTCTTTGATACTTGCACCTAAAGCACCATTGTAATCACTATTACCAGATAAAGGCATTATGCAAGATTTCTTTTAATTGAGTTTTCAATCTCTGGTAATAAGTTATCTCTTACAAATTCTTGTGTGCCAATAACATTACCCATAATGTTCACATTAATAGAGCCACTACCACCTGCATCACCAAAGTCTGGACTTGATAATGGAGTAATATCTACTCGTTCTCTACCACCTGGATTATCTCCAACCATAATCATTTGTTGTCCACCAGTTATAAAAGAACCACCACGAGCAAATGCTGGAGCTTGTTGTCCTGCGATTGTTGCTATTTGTGCAGCAGATATAGCACCCATTGCTATAGATATTTTCTTAGCTCTCGCAGGAGCAGAAGGATCGATAAAACTTGCAGCTAATGCAGAAGTCATCAAAGCACTTATGTTTTTAGCTGTTTCCATTGTAACTTGAGCAATTTGTGATAATTGTTGCATTTTAAATAATCTTTTTTGTTGATTTGCAAACTTAGCACGAATATCATCTTCCATAGTTTGTCTTTGTTCCATAGAAGCATTTCTAAACTTATCTGTCTTTTTTAATGCTTTTAATTCATTGTTTATTCTTTGGTCAAGATTAGCTTTTTGTAAAGATATTATTTGGTCAAAAGAGTTCATAAATCCATTAACAAGTTGATCTTGGAATAATGTTTCAAATTCTAATAAAGATTCAAAAGCTCTATCTAACTTTGCTTTATCTATTTTAGATATTTTTTCAGCTAAGTCATCTGTAAATACTTGAACATTAGCTTCAGGCATTCTGAAAGACAAACCTAAATCTACTGGCTCTTTACCAGATATATCATTTAATAGTTGTAATCCAGATGCAAAACTTTCAACAGCATCTCTATTAGCTACATCAAGATTTAAATTTGTAATAGTTAATTTTTGTTGTATTGCATCTAATTCTTTAAATCCTTGAACTTGAATTTCAAGAGCTTTTCTTTCAGCTTCAGCTCTATCAACGAGCATTCTAGCTGCTCCCTTCGTAAATGTTGTACCTTCTTTATTTCGTTTAGCAGTTAATCTTCCAAAACTTTCTAAAAACTCTCTTAGCTCTAATTCTTTTTCAAGTGCTTTAGTTAAATCACTAGATGCTTTTGTAAGATTAGTCGTAGGATCAAGAATTTTTTTTAGTTCTTGTTTTCTTAATTGCAATACTGCTACTGATTTTTCTAATGTGTCGTCTTTTACTTCAATGCCTAATGCCTTACTAATTTCTTCTATTTTATCTACATTTGTTTTATTAATTTCTTTTAACGCTTCTGCCATTGTACTAAACAACCCTGTCATAGTTTCAACACCAGTTCTAAACATACCACCAGTAGCAACATCTCCAACTGCTGCAGAAAGTCTTGAAAACGAGTCAGCTAAATTAGAGAATAAACCAGACATTGTTTTGGATAGTTTGTCAGTAGCACCTGCTACACCAACAGAAGGATCTGTAATGGTTTTTTCTAATGCTCTTCTAAATTTAGGTAATGTAATCTTAGATAAATCTTCTATACCTTGACTATCTCTTACTAATTGTAAAATACCTCTTTCTCTTAGAATATCTGCTGCACCTGCACCACCTGCAAAAGCTCTACCTAAAGCAGAAGCTGCTTCTGCTGCTGTTGTTCCCATAAACGCTGCTAAGTCTGCAACTGGTTTTATAAGTGATTCTGCGTCTGCACCAAATGCTTTTAATGCTGCACCTGCTTCTACTACATCTTCTAATTGAAATGGAGTAGTAGCTGCAATTTTATTAAATGTGTTAAATGCTTGTGTTCCTCGTTCTACAGAACCAAACATAGCATTCAATCGTACTTTTACTTTCTCAAATTGTGCAGACTTTTGTATAAATTTGCCAACAGTTCCACTCACCAAAGTAAAAGCAAAAGACATAAGTAATAGCTTACTACGAATAGTAGCAAAGGTATTAGAAAGTAATCTTCCGTCGTTATTAATTTGGAAAAAACCTTTTCTGGTTTTTTTAGTTTCTTTATTTAACTTTTCATTGGCTTTTTTTAATTTTTCTGTTGCAATCGCAGCAGTTTTAAATGCTCTTGCTAACTCTCTATCTCCAGTTGCCTGGAACTTAATTTCTACTTTTAGTTTTGTATCTGCCATTAGTTACTCTTTTTATATTGTTGTGATTGAATATAATTTAACATTTTTTCTATAACATTGCACTTATCAA